GTCGCCGCGCCATCACCGGGTGGGCGGCCGCCAACATGCTTCGGGTGATCTCCACCAGGTCCTCGCCGGTCTCCTCAACCTCCAGTGGTTCGGCCTCCATCACCTCGTTGGTGTCTGGGTTGACCACCGTTTCACGCTTGTCCTTCGGCTGCTGCACCTCCGCATTCAGCTTCCAGTCCATCACCGCATCCGGTGGTGGCAGCCGCCGCCAGTTGTCGGTGTGATCGATGATCAAGGCGAACTCCTTACCCGGTGCCGGCCGCAGCACACGACCGATCAGCTGTCGCCACAGCCGCAGGCTGGCTGTGAACCGCAGGATCTGCAGGCATGTGGCCTCTGGCACGTCCAGGCCTTCATCGATCACGGCGCAGGCGCACAGCACCGTGATCTCGCCGCGCCGGAACCGCTCAAAAATCTCGCGCCGTTCCGCCTTCGGGGTGTTGCCGTCTACCGCTGCAGCTGCAATGCCCTCGTCCTGATACAATCCCGCGACCTCGTGGGCGTGGTCAACGCTCACCGCCACGCAGATCGTCCGTTCACCGTTTGGATTCAGCAGCTTCCAGTCCCTGACGATCTGCCCCTGGATCTCCACCACTCGCCGTTCCATGTCGGCGACGCTGAAGTCCCCGCCGCGCTTGCGCAGGCCTTTCGAGTCAATGCGATGCGGCGCCGCAAACAACCGGTAGCGGCAGAGCTTACCGGCGGCCATCAACTCATTGGCCTCGGGTCCATTGAGCAGCAGGTCAAACATCTCTTCATCGCCCAACCCCTTGCCGTCAGGCCGCACCGGCGTGGCTGTCAGCCCACCGAACCGTCGCGGCCGGGCTGCCTCGATCACCTTCCGCCAGGTGGCCGATGGCGCATGGTGGCATTCGTCTGCCAGCAAGGTGCAGCCCGTCAGCTGCTCAAGCAGCTTCAGGCGCCGCACCATCGTCGGCACCATCCCCACCACCACACGTCGGTCCATTCGCGGCCGGCTGCCGGCGGTCACCATCGCAATCACCACCTGATCCCCCAGGTGGCGCTGCAGGCTGGCGACGATCTGAGTCAGGATCTCCTCCCGATGGCAGATCACCACGACCTGCTCGCCGCGCACGAGGGCCCGTCTGGCCAGCTCAGCGATGATCACGGTCTTGCCTGCACCGGTTGGTGCGACCAGACAGGGCCGTTTCCCGTTGAGCATGGCCGCATCACCGGCATCTGCCAGGCGGGTCTGGTAGCCGCGAAGCTCAAACGACATGACGCCCGTTGCCTGCTAAGGTTCTACAGATACTGCGCAACCTTACTACATGCAGGCCACAGCTCGCAGCACCCCCCTCAACGTCATGGTCAAGCCCTTCCACGTCGTGGCCCTTGATCGGATCGTCGCTGCCACACCAGGCGTTGATACCCGCAGCGCCGCCATCCGTATGCTGATCGAGCAGGCCGCTGCGGCCATCGCCGCCAAGGCGTGAACAGTGCAGACACCCGCTGCGGCCATCGCCGCCAAGGCGTGAACAGTGCAGACACCCCCTACGGCCGCGGCTGGGCCCTACGACCACGATCGCTGGCGCCGCGAACGGCTGCCGATGCTCGCCGGTATCGGCCCCCTACTGCCCGGCGCACCAGATAAGCGTCCCCTCGTCGGCAACGACTGGGAGACCCATCAAGGCCTCTCCATCCCTGATCTCCAGGCTGCCGCTCCCCAATGCGTCTGCTGGCACATCGGCGCTGCTCCGGGTCATATCGCCATTGACATCGATGGCCCCTCGGCCGCGGCGTTCTGTCAGCAGCACGGCTGCGAGCCTCACACCGCCGACACCTGGCGCATCGTTCGCACCAGCAACACCGATCGCCTCAAGCTCGTCTACACCGTCACGCCAGACCAGAAGGCGCAGCTCGCCGCCGGCGGCAAGACCGTCAAAATCAACGGTGAGGAGCTGGCCGTCTTCGCCAAGCCCGGCACCCAGATCGTCGTCCTCGGGCAGCACTACACCAAGGAATCCAGCTACACCCACAACGACGACCAATACGCCTGGGCCGGCCGCCCGCCATCTGAGGCGCAGCCCCTGCCGCCCGAATGGTTCGATCTCCTTCATGGCGTCTTCTGTGGTGAACGGCCCCTCCGGCCCGCCACCATGCGCAAGCTGGAGCAGCCATCCAGCCGCAAGCCCCGCAGCTACAGCAGCACCTCCACCAGCTGGGTGAACAGCAGCCAGCGGCGGCCATGCCCCATGTGTGGCCGCGACCACTCCGGCGCATGCAGCATCCATCAGGACGGTGATTCGGTCTGGTGCTGCCATGGCCAGACCAAATCCGCACCCGACTGCAGCGCCAAGGGGGAGCAGGTCGCCGGCCATGACGGCCGCGCCTGGGCCTACGTCCGCTCCGAGGATCACGACAGCTTCGGCGAACGCTCCCTGTTCGTCCTTCACAAACCCAAGCCCAAGCCCGATCCGCCGACCCAACCTCTCGATGGCGAGCCCTTCATCCCCGCTGATCCGCCAGCCGAGCCGCCGCCCTGGCAGCTGGACACCATCGACGACGAAGACGCTGACCTCGAGCGCCAGGAGCTGGCGGTCGAGATCCGTCACTACCGCGACGTGGCCGCGGCGGCTGACCTGGCATCCCTTGATCTCGCGTTCCCCCCGGGCATGGCCCGCATGCTCAACACTTACGCCAGTGAGAACCGGCTGAAGCCCTGCGGTTTCCTCCTGCCGATCCTCTGCAGCGTCTGCTCCGTCATCGGCAATCGCGCCAAGGTGGCCATGACGCCCAACCACGCATGGAAGGAGGCTTGCGTGCTCTGGGGGGCCAACATCGCCACCGCCAGCTCCGGCAAGTCGCCAACATCTGGCCCGACCACCATGCAAGCATTCAAGTCGTGGCAGAAGCAGGAGCGGAAGCGCCACGCCGACGCGCTGGCGGACTGGAAGCATCGGCGGGCGCAAGCGGAACGCGATGCAAAATCTGCAGCTGCAGAGTCAGGTGGCGATCAAGGTGATCGCCTCGCTGACTTTCTATCTGAAAATCCTCAACCTGAGCTGCGCCACCTGCTGGTCAGTGACGCCACCTTTGAGCGGATTGAAATGATCCTCAGCAATGGCTCGAATCCGGGGCTATTGGCTGTCCATGATGAACTCGCCGGCTGGTTCAGCCAGCTTTGCCGCGCACCCAATCGTAGCGATCGAGCAAAATGGCTCAGCCTATATCCAGGCGAACAGATCATTACTGATCGAGTCGGCCGCGACTCTATATTTGTCCCAAATCCTGCCGTCTCATTGTTCGGCAGCCTTCAACCCGCACGCCTTGAAGGCCTATGGAAAGCTGATGCCGAAGCGAATGAAGGCATGGCCGACGCTGATGGCCTATGGAGTCGCTTCCTGATGTATGATTTAGGTGAATGGGCTTATGACTATCAGGACTCAACCGTCCTCATTTCTGACGCCGTCAATAGCCTCTACAAGCAGGTGGATGCAGCAGCATCGAAATTACCGATCAATGAAGATGGAGAACCCATAATTATTACCCTCGCCGAAGATGCCAAGGCCACCATGATCGACTGGATCAGGCAGGCGGAATCTTTCAAGCTCGCCGCTACTGACCCATCCGATCGCCAGTACTGGGGAAAGCAGCGTGGCGCGACGCTGCGCATCGCCCTGGCGATTCACGCAATCCGACAGGCCTCCGCAGGCCTCAACCTCAACACCCCCATCAGGTTGGAGGTGGTCAAAGCCGCCATCGTCCTGACCGCCCTCTTCGCACGCGAACGGGACAAGGTGCTCGGTCCCGTCCGCACAGGCGCCGGCGGGGCTCTCAAGCGGTTGATCGATAAAGGTCGGGAGTGGCGCCGCAGCCATGGCAGCCGCCCTGTCCCACAGTCCCAGATCCGCGCATGGGCCCTCCCCGCACGCCGCACCCCTGCCGCCGAGGTCCGCACCTGGCTGCTGTCCGTTGTCGCCGAAACCCCTGACTGCGGCCAGGTGGTCCGCAAGGGCAAGTCCGTCGAGTGGGTCCCGCCTGGCGACTGACGCCAGACCCACCGCTGCAAGCACGGCCGCGGCTTTGGGACGTGGGCTGGCCACCTTTTGGGACACGTCCCAAAACCGCCCAGCGGTTGTCCCATGTGGTGAAAACCCTGTCCCTGACTGGCATTTGAGGCGCCGGGGGGGGTGCATCATGGTGCCCGACTGGGACGTTTTGGGACATTTGGGACACTTTGGGACAGGTTTGTCCCAGAGCAGATCGACTGCGGCGCAAGGGATCTGGGCATGTTTTGGGACGTTGGGACACCCCTAAGAAGCATATTTTTCTATTATTTATTTAAGTATTTGTACCTAGTCCCATAGGGCACAGGTGGATACCCCCCTAGAGGTGTCCCAACGTCCCAAAATCCGACCACTTCCCCAGTGCCGGCGCGGCTTCTGCTCTGGGACAAGCCCGTCCCAAGTTGTCCCAAAGTCCCAAAACGTCCCAAACCGCCGAAATCCGGTGCTTTCATGCCTTCGCCTCGCTTCGCCTTAGGCTCCCCCCAGTCACTGCCGTCCCATGAACGTCCTGCAGCAGATCCGCGCCTCTGTGGCCCAGGAAGCCCTGCTCACCCCTCCGCCGGCGCCATCCGTCGCTCCATCGCCAGGGGGGCCATCAGGTGCGCCTCTGGGGCCATCCGCAGGGACCATCGCGCCCCCGCGGTCCTGCCCCTTCGCGTTCGGCGACTGGCTGCCCCGCACTGACTCGCAGGCGCAGCCCGGTGAAGCTCAGCGTGCCGTCATGCTGGGGGGGCTACTGGTGGCCTGGTGGCGGCGGGAATGGGTGCCGCCGCTGCCTATCCCCACCTACGACCCGCCGATCACCCTCGAGCCCTACCAGCGCAACGCCATCTACCTGCCCGACGGCCGCGAGGTGGAGGCCAGCTGCTGCCCCCAGACTGTCCTTGAGCGATTCGCCGCACGCCTCGGCGTCTGACCCATGGCCAACCCACAGAAGCGCAAGGGCTCCGCCTTCGAGCGACTCATCGCCGACTACCTGGCCGAGCGCCTCCCCTGCGAGCGCATCCCCGCCGGCGCCACCCTGGACCGCGGTGATCTGTGGACATCGGCCGCGGCGATCCAATGCAAGAACCACCGCGCCCTCAGTCTGGGCGCTTGGCTGCGAGATGCTGTCCAGCAGCAGGCCAATGCCGGCAAGCGGCTGCACGCCCTGGTGGTGAAGCGCAAGGGCACAACGGATCCGGCCGAGCAGTTCGTCGTGATGACCCTCGAGCAGTTCCGCGATCTGATCTCGTAGCCTGACGCCATGGCTATTCGCGTTGATGCCACCGGACTGACAGGCCTGTCCCAGCGCCTGCAGCTGCTGACGGGCGACCAGATCAACCGCGACGTGGCTCGGGCCTTGAGGGCCACCGGCGTGGCGGCACGCGATCATCTCAAGGCCGAGCTGCAGAAGCCCGCCGGCGGGCCAATCGAAGGCGGGGCCACCCGCTGGACCCTGGGCGGAACCTATGCCCAGCGGCTGGTCGATCCGGGCCGCCTCGAGACCGAGGTGGGCTTTGCGTCAACGCAGCCCCGAGCGGCCGGCCGCTATCTGCGCCCGCTGCTGACTGGCACCCCGCCGGTGATCAAGGGCATCGACCTGAAGCTGGCCGAAGGGCAGCGGATCAGCTACCTGCCGGGGCGTGACATTCCCCGAACGCCGCAAGGCAACGTCAGCCGTGCGACTTTTGGCAGCAAAGTGTTGAAGGGTTTCAGATTTAAGGCGGAACTGAAGACAGGGGCCATTGCCCTGTTTGTGCGCTTGCCGGGTGCCTCAAGTGGCGGCCAGAGGAGCCTGTCGCTGCAGCCCGGTGAGCCGCGCAGGGATCCTGCCGTGAGGTTGGTTGGCATCATCGCCCAGGGCCGCCCACGTCGACAGACGCTGGATCTCGAGCGAATGCTGGCGCCGGTGGCGCAGGCCGAGTTTCAGAAGGAGTTTGCGGCGCAGATCGCCAAGACCCTGCAGAAGGTCGGGCTGTAGGGGCCATCCGAGGGCAGCGGGGCCATCGCGGGCCATCTGGGGCCATCCGAGGGCAGCGGGGCCATCGCGGGCCACCTGGGGCCATCCGAGGGCAGCGGGGCCATCGCGGGCCACCTGGGGCCATCCGGGGACAGCGGGGGGCGGCGGCGGGGATTCCCAGCGGCACGGCCCCGCGCCGCCGTGGCGCCGCCGACCGGTGCGACCAGCCGCGGGATGCCGCCCCGTGCCGATCGCTGTGTCTGCCCCAGTCGCTTGACAGCCCATAACGTCATGGCTTACGGTCAGTGGCATGCCGGCACAGCTGGCCCCCACCCCTCCCCTCACCGCCATGACCACCCTGACGCTTCTGACTGAGACGCACATGCAATATGTGTTCAATGCGTTGCACGATCGCAGCGGCGCCGAGATCCGCCTTCTGGCCGAGATCCTGTCCGGGAATCTGCTCATCTGCTGGACCGATCCCTGGATCGGGCTGCCTCATGCCGATTGCCCGCAAAACCAGTGCCTTGCCGATTCGCTGCGCTGGCTGGGTGAGGACAATGCCGTAGCCGGGTTGCAAAACACTGCCCGGGATTGCTTTTGGTTGGCTTCCAAGGTCAGTGGGGGCATGCTGCAACTGGTAGCCCGTGATCGGGCTCAGGCTGCTGACGCTGCCCACGTTGCGGCACTGACCCTCGCCTGATCACCACCACCCCACCACCCCACCACCCCGAGATCATGGCCACCAAACAATCCGAGATTGATGCGTTGCGCGATCTCGCCACCCGTCTGGGTCCCGAGTCGTACATCGGCCCCTGGATCCTGGACTCGCTTCCCTGGATCGCCGATCAGATGCGTAGCGATATGCCGCTGCAAACGGCGGCTGATATGGCACTAGCCAGCGAGCGCGCTCAGTGTCGCATTATCAGCAGTGCGGAAGACAAGGCGCAGTCGATCATCCGGCAGGCTGATGCGCAGGCTGCTGTTTTGCTGGCCGATGCGAAGCGCCGGGCGGCGGCAGAGGCTGCCAGGGTTGAGAGGTGGCGCAACGAGGCTCAGAGCGCACTGGCCCGGCTATCGGCGAGTCTGTAGCTGGGGCCATCCGGGCCCAGGGGCCATCCGGGCCCAGGGGCCATCCGGGCCCAGGGGCCATCCGGGCCCAGGGGCCATCCGGGCCCAGGGGCCATCCGGGCCCAGGGGCCATCCGGGCCCGATCGGGGGCCATCCGGGCCCAGGGGCCATCCGGGCCCGATCGGGGGCCATCCGGGCCCAGGGGCCATCCGGGCCCGATCGGGGGCCATCCGGGCCCAGGGGCCATCCGGGCCCGATCGGGGGCCATCCGGGCCCAGGGGCCATCCGGGCCCAGGGGCCATCCGGGCCCAGGGGCCATCCGGGCCCAGGGGCCATCCGGGCCCGTCCCGCTGGGTGCCCCCGGCCGGGGCCCGTCCCGCTGGGTGCCCCCGGCCGGGGCCCGTCCCGCTGGGTGCCCCCGGCCGGGCCCGTCCCGCTGGGTGCCCCCGGCCGGGGCCCGTCCCGCTGGGTGCCCCCGGCCGGGGCCCGTCCCGCTGGGTGCCCCCGGCCGGGCCCGTCGCTCGGGGTGCCCCCGGCCGGGGCCGATCGCTTGACAGCCCGTAACGGGATGGACTACAGTTGACGGTATGCGGGCCCGACCGGTCCGCCACCCCCCCCCCCCCGAGACCATGACCACCACCCCCCCCGCCCCTGCCTGGCAATTGCCGCGCGGGCTGGCCATCGTGACCCGCTATCTCGGCCCGACGGACTGCAAAGGTTCCCGGATTGTGGCAACCTGCCGCCGCGACAGCGAGACTGTTTTTAGAGCAGTTGTTAGTTACGACTGCGGGTTAGATTCGCTGGACGCACACTATCAAGGCGCGTTAGCTTGCCTGGCCAAGATTCAGGCTCAGAATGATTGCTTGCTTCTGTCGATCCAGTGTGTTGGCAGTCAGCATGATTGCTACGTATTTATCACCCGAGCCGACTGAACACCCCAACCACACCACCACCCCACCCCCGAGACCATGACCACCACCACCCCCGACGCCATGACCACCACCACCACCCCCGCGGCGACCGCGGCACCCAGCGCGGTCATGGCATCCCTGCCCGCGCAACTTCTGGCCGCCGTTGCCGTTGCCGCGTCCCGGGATGATGCGAAGCAGATCCTGCAGTGCATCCACGTCAAGAACGACGGCGCATGGTTAGCGCTTGCCGCCGTTGATGGTCACCGCCTGATCACCGTCAGGGTGCCGGTGAGCGAGCATCTTTACATCACTACTGATGAGCTTCTGCTGTCAGCTGACAGCATGCGCAAGCCTGGCCGGGCTGCACAGACTGTCGAGTGCAGCCGCGACGGCAACTTTAAGTCGCTGGACGCCATGGGGCGTCCGGTCGGCGCTGGAGTCTGGCAGCATCCCTACGGTTTGGGAACGTTCCCGAACTATGAACAGTTGATCCCCGATAGCTTCACAAACGCACCCAAGGGGGCCGTGACGGTAAACTCTAATTGTCTTTTAGATTGGTGTAAGGTCTGCGCAGCCGTCACCACTAAAGATAAACAGCTGACTTCATGGGAGACCAATAGTCCGACATCTCCCATGGTCTGGACGGCAAAGGTCGATCCCCGGCTGATCCCTGGCGGCTGCGATGATGACGTGTTTATGCGTCACCTCCTTATGCCTGTGCAGGTTCGGCACTGATCCGCGGGGGCCATCCGCGGGGGCCATCCGCGGGGCCATCCGCGGGGGCCATCCGCGGGGCCATCCGCGGGGGGGCTGCCCCACCCCACCACCCCCACCCCCACCACCACCCCACCCCCACCCCCCCCGGTCGCCGATCGGGGGGGGGGTGGGCCTTGCTGTGACAATCCATCAACCGTCCCGATTCTCAGCGGCGACGCGTCAACCGTAACGGTGCGTGCTACAGTGAGCGAGTCCACCACCCCGCACTGTCATGGGCATTCTCGCCGACACCCTCACCGCCACCCTCGCCGATCTGCGCGCATCCGATGCGCGCATCCTGGCCAGCGTCAGCCGCGCGCGGCGCCACGCTGACGCTGTCATAGCCTCACTCGAGGCGGACTGCGATCCGATCGCCGATGCCATAGCACTTCTGGAGTCGCATGGTTACACCGTGACTCGCTGATCACCCTCCAGAATCGCGGCCCCCCTGGTCTCGGACCGGGGGGGCTTCTCTGTGTCCGCATTCTGAGAATGAGTCTCAATAGCGGGAGCCTATACCCCGGCATCCCGATCGGGATTGGGTCCTTCTTAGGGGCCCCGGGCCGCGGATAATTTCGAGCCCCGATCTTTCTATTGAGAAATGTTCTCAAATAGGTTGCTATTGGGTTCTAGATACTGACTAAAGTGAGAGTTAGACGATTGTTATCAAGAATAAGGACGAACAGCGCAGTTGGCGTCAAGAATGGCGCATTGCAACCGCTCCCTGCAACCGGTCTAGGCTGGTTGCAATGAACCCACCCATCAACAGCACCAAGGCTGCTGCGCTGATCGAGGCCTCAACCGGCCGGCAGTGCAGTCGCCAGAACCTGGAGAAGCTCTGCGCCAATGGTGGCCTGCAGGGCAGCCCCTGCATCGTCCAGGCCAAGCCTCTGCGACTCAACCCTGACCTGCTGGTGTCGGAGTACCTCGCCAAGGTTGGGCCCCACCAGTCCGAGGCAGTCCAGCCACGCATGAAACGCGAGCTGCCTACCCGGCGCGACACCACCCGCCCGCCCCGGCAGCGACCACAGAGCAGCGATGATCCACCAGCTCAACCCGACCAGGGGTTGCCGGAGTACACGATCAGCCGAGCGCGGCTTGAGTACGAAAAGGCGAACCTGGCGGAGCTTGAGCGCCGGGCCAAAGCCAAACTGCTGCTGCCGCGCGAGGACGTTGAGCAGGCCTGGGCAACAGCCGTGAACATCTGCCGCTCGAGGCTGCTGGGCGTGCCAAGCGTGGCAAAGCAACGGATCCCCCATCTGGACCTGAACGAGGTGGAGATGCTGACGACCTTGATCCGGGATGCCCTTGAGGAGCTTGCGGCCGGGGAGGCGAAAGAATGATCGAATCAGACACTCCCGCGCTGGTCAGCAAGATCCTGAGCCTGTTCAAGCCGCCGCCACGGTTGAAGCTCAGCGAGTACGCCGATGGATTCGCCGTGATGACGGGACAAGCCGCTGAGCGTGGCAAATGGCGCACACTGCCGTATCAACGAGAGATTCTTGACTCATTCACAGACCCGACGGTTGAAACTGTTGCGATTATGAAATCCGCACGGGTTGGATGGACAAAAATCTTGGGAGTTGTGGTGCAATACTTCAGTCATCAAGATCCGTCGCCGATTATGGTTGTCCAGCCGGTGAAGGAGGATGCCGAGGGATACAGTAAGGAGGAGATCAAACCATTGTTTGAGGATACACCTGTTCTGCGAGGGCTTCTGTGCGAGAGCAAAGCCCGCAACACCGCGAGCAACACGATTTTGTTGAAGCAGCTGTCAAACGGTGGCCTGATTGACATCGTAAATGCCGCAAGCGGCAGGGCATTCAGGCGCAAAAGCCGAAAGGTGGTGCTGTTTGACGAGCTTGACGCATATCGAAAGCTGGATGAGGGGGACCCGATCAAGCTGGGCCGAAACCGAGCTGATTACTACTGGGACAGAAAGATTGGCCTCGGTGGCACGCCGATCTTCAAGGGCATGAAAACGGAGGAATGGTATCTAAAAGGTGACCGCAGATTGTTCTATGTGCCATGCCCGTTCTGTGATCACCGGCAAGTGTTGCGATGGGAGCAGATGCAGAAGGAAGGCGAATCGGCCGGGTCATATCAATGCGAGAATTGCACTGAGCTGATTCCACACAGCAAAAAACGCTGGATGGTGGAGCGTGGCGAGTGGCGTCCGACCGCTGAATCGCAGGTGCCGAACTTGCGCAGCTACCACATTTGGGCGGCCTACAGCTACAGCCCAGCGGCTGACTGGTCAATCCTGGTGCGCGAGCACACTGAGGCCTTGGACGCGCTGCGCAAGGGAGATCCCGAACCAATGCAGACGTTTCACAACACGGTGCTGGGCCTGCCATGGGAAGACACAATCGCCGGCAAGCTGAGCGGCGATGGGTTGGCAGCCCGTCGGCATGATGCGAATGCGGGCAATGGCTATGCGGCGGGCACGGTGCCGAATGACGTGCTGGTAATCACTGCCGGCGTCGACGTGCAGGGCGGCGGCGGCACCTCTGGCGAACGGCTTGTGGTCACTATGTGGGGATGGGGACGGGGCGAGGAAGGCTGGCACCTGGGGCACTGGGAGATCGACGGCGACCCGCAGCGGGCAGAGACTCTTGACCAGCTTGCCCAGATCGCCGCAACGAAGTGGAAGCGCGATGACGGCATTGAGTTGCCATTGGCGATGGGCGCCATTGACGACGGAGGCATCGCCACCCATGAGGTCAGGGCCTGGTGCCGCGGCCGATCGGCTACGTGGGTGCCGGTGAAAGGCGACGGAACGAAAGGCAAGCCGCTGGTTGGTCGTGGTGTGGCGGTGGACGTGAACAAGAAAAACCAGTCTATTCAGCGTAATGGCGTGTTGCTTTACAAGGTCAATTACGAGGCGAGTGTCAACCACCTGCAAGGCCGACTGCGGAATGAAACACCTGGGCCGGGCTACCTCCACCTGGGACAAGCGGCGACTGACCAGTTCCTGAATGAGCTGTTTCCGTGGAAGCGAATGCCGAAACGCGACAAGGGGCAGACGTCCTATCACTGGGATCTGCCGAGGGGAGTGAGGGATGAGGCCGGCGACTGCACCCGCTACGCCTACGCAGCGCTGCAGATCCTTTCGCGTCGCTACCACAGGGCAACGATGTGGGACCAGATCGAACGGCAACTGAAGCCCGCTACCCCAGCACCCGAGCCTGAGCCGCCGCACCCATTAGAGTCGAAGCAGCCCCGGCGCCGCGGCGGGTTCGTGACGAACTGGTGATGACCGCAAGTTTTCCCGCAGAGGTCCGGCCGGGCGACACCCTGATCTGGGGCACGGCATCGGCTGCAACACCGACTGGCGGCCCGATTACGGCCGGCGCTGGCTGGGCGCTGACGACCTACATCCGGTTCCCAGTCGCCACCGGCGCCACCCAGTCAACCGGCGCGGCATCTGGCGATGGATGGGATTCAACGGTGAGCGCTGCGCTGACTAGCCTGTTTCCGCCGGGGCAGCGCGGCAGCTGGCAGTCGGTGGCGACGTTGGCGGCAGATGCCTACACGATCGGGTCAGGATCGTTCATGGTGCTGCCGAGCCTGACGGCTGCCGGTGCGATCGACACGCGCAGCCAGGCGCGGAAGGATCTGGAGGCATGCCAGGCCGCGATCCGGGCTGTGATTGCCGGCGGCGGGGCGCAGGAGTACCGGATCGGCACGAGGCAGGTGAAGCGATATGAGCTGAGCGAGCTGCTGACGCTGGAGGCCCAGCTGAAGGCGGAGGTGGCGCGGGAGGAGGAAGCCGAGAACATCGCCGCCGGCAGGGGCAGCGGCCGGACGCTCTATGTGAGGTTCACCTGATGGGATTCTGGCAGCGGATTCAGCATGCTTTCGCCGGCCCATTGCCGCAGCCCGCGCGACGCAGCTATGCCGCCGCGACCGGCGGGCGACTGACGGCGGGATGGCTGACGGCCGGCACCAGCGCCGACGCTGAGATCCAGGGCAGCCTGCCTCGGATCCGGGACCGGGCCCGGTCGATGGACCGGGATACCCCCTACGTGCCGCAGATCAAGCGGCTGGTGCGTGACAACGTGGTGGGCCCCCACGGCATCCAGCTGCAGATGCGAGTGATGCAGCTACGCGGCGGCCAGCTGGATGAGCGGATCAACTCGTCGATTGAACAGGGCTGGCGGCAATGGGGCAACCGCGACAGCTGCGACGTGGCGGGGCAGAAGTCCTGGCTGGACTTTGAGTGGCAGGCGGTGATGGCCGGGGTGGATTCGGGCGAGACGATCATCCGCTTTGTCCGACAGCCGTTCGGCCGCAACAACCGGATCCCACTGGCACTGGAGGCGATCGAATCCGACCAGCTGGACCTGAACCACGTCGGACCGTTGAAGGATCCGCGCAACAGTTGGCGGATGGGAATTGAGCGCGACCGCTGGGGGCGCCCGCAGACCTACGCGATCCTGACGGCCCATCCGGGCGACTATCTGACGTCGGGCACGAACGCGGCATCGCAGCGCCGGGTCGAGTACGTGCCGGCGGAGGACATCGTGCATGTGTTCTTCCCCGAGCGGCTGGGCCAGACCCGTGGTGTGCCGCGGATCCATGCGGTGATCGCGGACGCGCACCAGGCGAACGGATATGAGGAGGCGGCGACGATCCGGGCCAGGACCGCAGCGTCGCAGATGGGGTTCATCCGCACCGATGACGGCGAGCTGATCGGCGATGGAGTGATGGACAACCAGAGGGTTACGGATTTCGAGCCTGGGGTGTTCAAGTACCTGAAGGCTGGCGAGGATGTGGTGGTGCCGCAGATGCAGTCGCCGGACTCGCAGTTTGAGATGTTCGTGCGGCAGAAGGGGCGGCGGATTGCGATGGGAACTGGCGTCAACTACGCGAGC